CATGGAAGTGTCAGGTGGGCGCGTGACATATCATCCCGTCATTGATGACGCCAAGATGATGGTGTTGATGGCGAACCTGAGCGGTTTACTTGAGCCGCATATTCAGAAGATGGATACGCGTGACTACAATTCCTGCGCCTATAGGCTGCGAAGTTTTTTTCTGCCAGAGCAAGGCATCTGGTAGAGGGTGGCACTGAACCTGATCCTGATGAAATAATCCTGAACTGCTACAGGTTGGCTGATCGCTACAAGCAGAGTCCAACGGTGTTTCTCAACATGCCGTTTTCGGAAATGTATCTGCATCTCTCTTACACACTTTTGTTGACCGATGTACAGGATGCCGCGCGTGCAGCAAAGCGCGAGCAGGACAATGAGTAGTCAATGCCTGAACAAGAGGAACTAAAGCTTGTAGTGACGCTTGACGATCAGGCGTCGTCGAAGCTTGCCGCTTTGCAAGGACAACTGGAGAAAATCGATCGCGGCACTGGCGGCAGCGGCAGCACTTTCGCCAAGATGAGCGAGCACTCGACCAAGGCGGCGGCGGGTGTCAAATCGCTGCATTCCGAGTTGGAGCGGATGGCAACGCGTGCGGGGTTTGTTGGCGGCCTTGTCGGTACTGCGACGATTAAACTTGCGGAGTTTGGTACAGAGCTAATCAAGGAAGCAACCAACATCAACAAGATTGCTCTTGAGATGAACAGTCTGTCGGTTTCCGCTTCTCGAATGGGTACATCGGCGGCGCAACTGGAATCCAATTTGCAGGGTTTTCGCCGGGTTGGTGTCACGTTTGAATCAGCGACCGCGCAACTTTCTAATTTCAACGATGCAATGGCTGACTTTGGATTGATCAACAGCCGGTTGCGTCCGCAATTGCTGTCGAGTGGATTTACCCAGAGTTCGCAGCAGATGCTGCAATTCTTTGAGCGGATCGATCGCGCCAAAGGGCCGGAAGCGCAGTTGGAAGTTATCCGGCAAATGAGTCATGCGGTAAGAGATTTTGCGACGGCACGCGGTGGTGCGCAGTTTGGTGCGCGCGAAGAAAGACGTTTCCTCGGAATGTTCGGTGTTGAAGATGTAGACCGACTCACAACGGGATTGCGCACGGTCAGTGCACACGAAAAGCAGTTGTTTGAAGGACGCGACAAGGCGAACAGGACATTTATCGAGCAGCAAGGACGAATACAGGACGGTTACGACGGCATCGTTAATTCGATGGGCTCGATCCTGATCAATCTCGACAACGCAACTGGCCGGTCGAAGATTTGGGCCGACGCCATGGATGGTGTCAAACATGCAGTCGAAGCCATCGAAGAAGGAAAATTTTTCAAGTGGTTGACCGGCGGCGGCACCAGTCAATGGCCGGATTGGTCGGCGACGAATGGTGGCATTGCAGACCCGATGGCTGGACCGTCCGGTGGATTTGCCAATCCGCATCGACGACCATCAACCACGTCGCCAGCAATTCCTTACCCGGATGATCCATCGGCAACCGGTCAGGGAGGATGGCCAAGCTGGATGCAGGGATGGTCATTGCCGCAAGGCAATCGGATGCGGCAACCGGGTAACCGATTTATGAGCGGCAATCCTGCATGGGACGCCATGCGCCGCTCCGACAATATCGAGGATCGCCGTGATCTGGAGGACAATACCGAAGAGACCAAAAATCTCACTGAGCAGATGAAGGCGCTCAACGACATGCTTTTGACGCCGCCGCCGGGCAGCCTCGCCGCACAGCTTGGTATCAATCAGATAAAGGGGAGTGGCGGCGGCGGTGCTGGTACTGGGCCGCAAGGTGTCTATAGCCCTAATGGTGGTGTTGCGCCGCCCGGTAGCAGCGTTTCAAGCGGCGAGAGCGGTGGCAGTACAAGCGGAACGGGCGGCAGCACAGGTGGTGGCGGTGGCACGCGCGGCGATCGCAACAACAATCCCGGCAATCTCAAGATGGGGCCGCATGCGCGGGCGTTTGGCGCGGTTGGTGCTGACGACAAGGGTTTTGCCATCTTCCCCAATCGCGAGAGTGGTGAAGCCGCACAGGAGACGCTTCTCAAAAGTGATCGCTACAAGGGACTTACGCTGAGTCAGTTTGCCGGGAAGTATGCTGAAGGCTCGCCCGACTGGGCGAAGACGGTTGGTGGTACACTTGGCATCGGGCCTAACGATATCGTCAACAATCAAGACCCGCGCTTGGCTGGAGCTATCAGAAAGGCTGAAGGCACAGGTGGTGCCAGAGGCGATGGCTCATCAAGCGGCAGTGGCGCACCGCCATCAGCGATTCTTGAGCAAGCGCAGCAAGTCGCAGTGTTGGGCGGACCGGCTGCGGTATCGAAGTTCATGGCTGATCAGGGTTACCCAAAGAATGGCGCATGGTGCGGTCAGTTCGCCGCATCGGTAGTTAAGGCGGCGGGCGGCACACCGCCAAAGAACCCAGCCATTGCGACGAATTGGCGTAATTATGGCAATGAAGTGGGTACTCCGCAACCCGGCGATATTGCCGTAAGAAAAGGGAGTCGTTTTGGCGGCTATGCGCCAACGGGCTCGACGGGAAGTCACGTCAACATTGTCGAAAGCTACGATCCAAAGTCTGGCAGTTTTAGTTCGATTGGCGGCAATCAAGGCCCGATACGTGGTCAGGCCAGTGCTAGCAGATATCAATTTTTCCGTGCCAGCCCGCTTGATGGTACGAGATTAGACGGCAACAGAGACATGACAGTGACAGGCAAGGGACAATTGGAAGTTACGGTCAATGGACCGCCCGGCACACGAGCCAGTGGCAGCGGTGAAGGATTGTTGAAAGACACGACGATCACGCGAGAGACTCAAATGGTACCTGCCAACAAGGGTGCGGACATGCCTGCCGCGCAAGGATTCGATTGATGGCGACCATTCGTGATTTGCCGAGTAACTGGCGTGCGAAACTGATGCCAGCGCATTTTGATGGCAAGATGTTCCATGTCGAAAGTGGAGCGCGCGAATCCGGTCGGCGTATTGTCACGCACGAATTTCCCAAAAAAGAAGAGCCTTACTCGGAAGACATGGGAAAAAAAGCAGTGACGTTCATGGTTCGCGGTTACTGTATCGTCTATCCGCATGAAGATACAACCGCGACGAATCTTTATCGTCGCGACTACCAATTGGCGCGCGATGAATTGCAGACGCGGTTGGAGACTGGTCAAACTGGTGTGCTGCAATTGCCAACGCTGGCACCGCTGAATGTCAAGTGTCAGCGTTATCGCTTGACCGAAGAAGAAAAGCTTGGCGGCTATTGCGTGTTTGACATGCAGTTTGTCGAGGCGGGCGTGCAGCCGTTCATGCCGTCTACGGATACGGCGGCCAATCTGCAAGAACAGTCAAATGCGCTGCGAAACAATCTCGCTTCAATATGGACGCAGACACGCTCAAATAATCGGATTACCGAATTGGTTGGTCCGGGATTTCTTGGTGGGGGTCGGTAATGTTCAAGACCGATGCGCTTGAAGCCAAGCCAATTGTAGAGGCTACGCTTGACGCATTGCTGTCATGGACGCCGACGCGAGGACGGCCCGGTGCTGAAATGCGAACGGCAGTTGGTGACACCAAGGCGCATGTGCTTACGCTGTTGCAGTATGACGAAATCGACATTCACTTGGCGAAGTGCTTCGATCTCGCATACGTTAACGGCATCGACATTTATCAAATGGAAACGGTTCGACGCACGGCAGCGGCGCAGTCCGCCGTATCGGTCGGGGCCATCATGACGCGGGATGCGCTGCTCCAACTGGCATTTGCCACATCCGGTTATATTCTCAGCACCATGATTTTTACCAGCCGCGAGGATGTTGACCGCATCAAGAACGGAATCAACAACGCCTTTGAAGAGTCCGAGAATGATTTGGCGGACCGCATGGATTCGATGACGTGGCGGGCAATCCTGAAACTGCATGCCGCCATGACGATGCATCTGGTCGAGACGGCGCGTCCGTTACCACGCATGTTGAACTATCGTTTCAATCTGATAATGCCGAGTGTGGTGATGGGGCATCGGCTTTACGCCGACGCTGCACGCGCCGACGAAGTGCGCAGGGAGAATAAAATCGTGCATCCGGCATTCTGTCCGCGTGAGGGGCGGGCGCTGTCCGCCTGAGAATATCATGGCAGAAGACAATCCTTCATTGACTCGTGTGGTCATTCCTACTTATGCCGCCACGGTTAATGCCAGTGGTCTGGATATCGCAGAAGTGTTGCGCCACATGGTGACGCGCCCTGATCTGGTGCGAATTGATGGTGATGGCAATGTGAGTGAGACAGCCACGCTCGTTGTTGAGGGGAAGATTTTTGAAGATTGGGAAACGGTCTGGATACAGTGGAGTTACGCTGATCCGTTTTCGCAATTCCGGTTTACTTGCGCTGAGCGCGAGCCTTATCCGTTGCCGGGAGCGGTGTTGCAGTTTGCGCCGGGCAATGTCGTGCAGATTTTTCTTGGCGGCATTCAGGTCGTTACCGGCGTGATCATCACGCGGCAGGTTGCCTATGACGCCAACCAGCATGTCGTTCAGTTGGTTGGAGTTAGCTCATCGTGGTTTGCCAATCGGTCGAGCATTGAGCACAAGGACAGCGATTTTGACGGCAAAACTTTTTTGCAGATTGCCGATGAAGTGCTGGCACCAACCGGTGTTGGATACGAAACATTGGGGGTGGTTAGCCCGCTGCCGTTCAAAGCCGGAATGACACCTAATCCCGGCGAGACCATCGGGCAACTTTTTGAACGGTTGGCGCGTGATCGCAAGATCATCGTGAGCAATCTGCCCAACGGCAAGTTCTTGTTTATCGGGGAAGGCGTGGATTACACCCCGACAGCGGAATTGGTCGAGGGCATCAACATCAAGAAAATGCAATGCGTGATCACCAGCGAAGCGGCTTATTCGGAATTTATTGTTCGGGCTCAAATGCGGGCCAACGATCAGAAAAACGGACGCCAAGCCAGTGAGCAGGAAGCTCGCATTCCGGGGATACTGCCGCAATACAGCATTCTGTTGACCGCTATTGAGCATCCGGTCTGGACGCCAGCCGAAGTGACGAAGCGGGCCGAAAACGAAAAGATGTGGAACGAAGACATGACCAAGATCGATGCTACGGTCACGGTCTATGGTTGGTTCCGGCCTTTGCCAACGCAATTTGAAACCCGTGTGGGAGTACAACAGCCCATCAATGGTGCCTCTGGTCATACGCTGTGGCAGGCAGGCGATGGCGTCATTGTGGAATCGCCGATGGCGATGCTGCGCAATCAGAGTTTGGTCGTCAAAACCGTGACATGGACGCAAGACAACGCCAACGGTACGCAGACCGTATTGAATTTGACAACGCCGCAAGGGCTCAATGGCATGCCGATGGTGAGACAGGCGGTTAGCGAGATACGCGCCAAGTACAACACCGAAGCGGCGGCGACGCCGCCAGCGGCAACGAAAAGTCCCGACGATCCTTCCTTCAACCAGCATCTATTGGATAACTGAGCCATGCATCGATCAACTGTCGCCAATACGCTGCACCGTGCCTATAACTCCGGGGGAGCGCGTACCATCATCGATAAGGTCAATGACGGCACGATGATGCAGGAGATGGCTGGCAGCTTCATGAAGGGCGAAGCCCGCAAGGATATCGAAGCGCCGCAGAACTATGGTTTCTCATCGGTGGTGCGTCCAGCCAAGAAAGGCAAGGATGGCCAGATCGAAGAGAGCGCTGAAGGTTTCATTTCGTTCATGGGTGGCAATCGTTCGTTTCCGATCTGCGCGGTGATGGACGATCGGCGCTATCGACCACGCGGTTTGAAGCCCGGTGAAAATTCACAGTATGACGATATCGGTCAGATGACGCTGCTACGTCGCACCGGTCTTTATCTGCTGACGCTCGACAGTGAGGATGACAGTGAGCAAGACAGTGGCGGCGGCGGTGG